AGCAATATCGCCTACATTAGTTATATTACCGTCACCTACGCTAAGTGCAGTAGCAGTAACGGAAGAGTTAAATGTAGCTGCTCCTGCTTCTGACATATCTAATGTTAATGCAGTAATACCTGATCCACCGTCATTACCTTGAAAGATTATATCTTTATCGCTTACAAGTGATTTAATTGTCAGGTTATCGCTGTCCATACTAACATGACCAACATTAGTACTTCCATCTTTAAATATAACTTCTTCACCTGCTGCATCAAGTAAAATATCCCCTGCACCATCTAATGTCATATCACCAGAGGATAATGCTATAGTTGTACCGTCAATATTAAAATTATCTATATCAATACCAGCATCAGCAGTAATCTTACCAGTAACACCTAACGTACTGCTCATATCTACAGCACCGTTTATATCTATTGTAGTACCGTTTATTTCTACTTCACTATCCGATACAAGATCCAGTACGCCATCAGCAGATTGATGTATGTAAGTACCACTGTCTCCAAATTGTAATTGATTAGTACTATTTAATAGTACACCAGTATCTGCTACATGAGTTAATGTAACATCCTGATCATCACCTAGATTAATTACTGCACCGTCAGCAAGGAACAGATCACTAAATTCTAATGATGAAGTACCTAGCGCAGCACCGTCAGAAGCATCTGGAACAAATGCAGTTGTAGCAGTTATTGTTGTTCCTTGAACGGTACTAGATCCAGTAAGCGCACCAGTAACAGCTAATGTACCAGCTATTGTTGCATTTTCGTCAATGTCAAGTGTATCTATATGTGCAGTACCATCTAAATACAAATCTTTAAATTCATTTGATGCTCCACCTAAATCTATATCATTATCTGTTATAGGCAGAATAGATCCATCTTGAATACGAACTTGTTGAACAGAAGAAGAACTAACTTCTGTATAAAATTCTAAATGATTATTAGAAGTATCTACAAGTATCTTGTTATTCTGATCAGCATCTGCTACTCTATCTATAGGTGGACCTTCTGCTGCCGTACCGTCATGCGAGTGACCAGTAGAGTTATTGAAGGCTGCTAATACTTGGTTAAATTCTGCATTAATTGGTGCTGCTGATACTACCTCACCACTAACTATTTGCGCTGTTGATTGTCTAGTATATCCTGCCATTATCTGTATCCTGCATCCTGATAAGTTATAGAAAACCCACTAATACCATAAGGTGCTTGGGTTCCTGTTGATGTTACGACTAAGGATATTGCTCTACCTGATCCTTGTACGTTAGTTTCTAATACAGGGCTAGATGATCCATCAAAAGTAAATGAAGCGTCATAGGTTGCCCCTGTTGTTGTATATCTTGCTAATGCTCCTGCTGTAGTTAATGAATATGTACTTGGGTTTGGTGTATTAGGATCATCCCAATCATATGCTATACCTAAGTTAATAGTAGATGATCCTTCTGGTCTGGTAAATAATGCAATATGTTGAAATACTTTGCGTCTTTCGGTAGAGTCGAAATATAAAAAAGGCGTTGCGTAAACAGAAGTAACATCAGCAGTATTAAAAGTATTTCCACTTTCCTGCTTAAATACTTCACCGCTTCCATCTCCATGAAGAACAACTTCAACATTATTAATTAAACCACTTGTGGCTACAAATGCCCTTATACCTAATAATTCTCCAAATTCCCAACCTACTCTTCTATCTGCAAATCTAAGGCCGCCAATTATTCCTGCTGTATCAGCAGCAGAAGTAGTTGTTTTTGGAAAAAAATACCGAAACTGAGATTTATTTCTAATAACAACTGAACTCATATCATCTAAATCATGTGTATCTGGTAATGATTGCAGCAATTGTTGTACTGGTTTTGAAATAGTTTCAAGTTCTACGTCACCAATTCTAGCAGTACCTTGAATAGGACGAATACCATCAGATGCTAAGAATAATACGTCACCGCCTATTTCTATTATGCTGTCTGTTGCTATACATCCAATATTATTTGTTACTTCAGCAGCAGCAAAATCTGATGAACCTGATCCTGTTACTTTTTTTATTTTATCTTTTCCAAAAACATATAAAGCATCTCTAAATTTAGCTATACCTGTTATATCAAATCCTACATTAATTGTTCCTGACGCACTAGCAGTTCTAAATCTGTTATCTGTATTAGGTTCACTAAATAATAATTTATTCGGTCCTATATTAGAAGAGGGAAACCCCCCATAAAATTGATGATTTCTAAAATCTGTACTAAACTTTGCACCTAACGGACTTGCATCATCACCTGTTGTATGTTCACTAAAAGTAGTTCCATCAAATTTAGAAGGTGTATTTACTCCATCACAAATTATTACAGACTCTGTTCCTGTAAATGAATTAAACGAATGACGTATTTTTGATAATCCTATAGACGATCTAAAAGAATGTACCCTAGTCCAACCACTTGTAGTATATTTCCATATTGTATAATATTGACTATATTTTGCTGTTATAGAACTGCCACCTCCTGTAGCACTACTTGTAGCAGCAGAAGTAAAAGAAACTGTATAAGTATTAGCATCAGCTACAGTTACTATTTTCATTTCCACTGAGTTTGGGGTTATACCTCCTACAGCAGAACTTCCAGAAAATGTAACGTAATTGCCTACAGACAATCCATGAGCAGTGTGTGTTACTGTTATAGTTGCACTACCGTTAGTAACAACAAAAGGGTTTGCTCCCAACGAATGAGCTTTAGCTGCTGATACATCAAAATATTTAAATGTTACTGAGCTGCCACCACCGCTACCTGCACCACTAGCATTAGAAGTAAATGTAACTGTATAACTATTAGCATCAACAACAGAAGCAACTGTCATTTCTACATCGTTTGGCGTTATGCCGTTTACAGCAGACGAACCTGAAAAAATAACTCTGTCACTTACAGCTAATCCATGACTAGTATGAGCTACGGTTATAGTTGCACTGCCGCTGCTAGTAGTAAAAGGATTAGCCCCTAAAGATCCAGTATAATCGCCGTCATTGCGTCTAGCTGCGTATGGAGTTCCATCTAAAATCCAGAGTCCAATAACTTGACCAACACCTGTGACAGTTCCATAAGTATCATCATATGAAGCATAGCCACCGATTCTTCTATACCCACCAAATTGAGATATCTCCATATTTAACATACGTAAGGCAGCACCAGGATTTTGTGACGCTAAAGATAAAGCATCTTCATTGGTAAATAAACCACCTTTAGAAAGTACAGTTACATCCTTTAAAGCGTCTACCATTAGGCATTACCATGAGGTACATTTATTAATCTACTTACACGAGTATCCCTTACATCAGTAAATCTATTTATAAGTAAAGTTCTCATTCTGTCAATGCCTTCATCAAATCTTGCTTTAATTAATTGGGCCTGTTGAGCATTATCTCTAAACATAAAGCAATGATATAATGCACCGTCTATAACAACGTGTTTATATGCATCAGGTACAGACATAGTATCTGTAGCAGCAGACATATCACTTGCATATGCAAAATAACTATAGCTTACACTATAAGTAGCATCAGGTCTAGGAGTAAAACCAACTTTATTATCTAAAGTACGATATACATAAATTGGCTGATCATAATCACCTGTATCTGCTTCTGCATCACGTTCAAAAAATCTTTTTATAAAAGTATCATAATCAATTAATTTTAAACTACGTGCGGAATAATTATTATCTGAATCATAATTAACCCTAAAAGAATCCCAATCAGCTATTTTAAAATCAGAAGCTAATGAATATTCTTGTTGACCTACAACTAAGGTTAAAGAACCAGCAGTAAAATTAAAAGGAAATTCAAATTCTCTTTGAGATATTTCTTGAATAGCTGAATTTACAGCGTCTTTTACTTGAGCGCGAAATCCTGTAGCGTTTGGAAAATCAGTAGCAGTTAATTCTACCTCATTTAAACGCCTTAATGTATCATTAACTAATGTAAGAAAAGTTGTAGCCATATCATATCCAAATTAAGATAAAGGGGTAGCCCAAATTAATGAACTACCCCAAAACCTATTAAGCTAATGCATCCCTTGCGGCAGCGGTAGCTTCTGCTCCAGATTCATTGCAATCAATGAGTGTAGCATATACACGCAACCTTCCTGTAGCAGGAGCTGCTCCAGCAATCAAACAGTCAATCGTATCTGTGGTAGATACAAATTGAGTGTAAGTTGAAGCGGCAGAACCTACAACAGTGTTGGTTTGACCGTTTGTGCCAGCTGCACAAAAACCAGTTGATGTAATATCAGCACCATCAATGATATCATCACCAGCTGCAAAGTCCATATCTAGAGTGCAACTTGAAGTGAATGCTTTCATTACTTCTGCACCAGCATTGATTACCAGAGTACCTGCTGGAATTTCAAGAAGTTGAAAGATATCACCGTTTGCACCAGAATATCCTTTTGCAACCAAGTCATCAATATCAAGATATGCCTCGACATTATACATACTATGGTTCATGCTTACGCCTGGAAGGGCAGCAATAGTACTGGCTCCTACACCTGTAGTATCGGAGCTTGTCATATCATAAGTAGCCATGATTTATCCTCCTTAACCAGCTATGTTGTAATGAGCGCGAACAAGAGCTTCAGGTCGAAGGATCTTACGTCCGTACAAATGCATACCACGAACAATGTCAGCAAAGCTATCGTTGTCACGATATGTTTCTACCTTCTCTACTTGAGAAGCTGTAGCAACAGCAGAGTCATGTCCTGCAACAATCGCTCCGTAGTGTGAGCTAGAACCATTAGTATCAATAGTTCCAGGTCCAGTTCCTACAGATGGAAGGTTATTAGACATATAAACTCTAAAACCACGAACCATACCAGAAATAATTCTGCCATTTCTAAGTACGTCACCAGCATTTTGACCAGAAGCAAAATCATTGCTTAATAGTTTGCTGTTTTCGTCGTTTAACTGTTCTGCAAACACAGGATCAACAACAACCCATCGACCATCACGGTCTACGTTTTGCTGATCAAGTAGACGAGCCATACGGTTTAGCACTTCCAAAGGAGTTGCTTCACCAGTAGATCCGTCTGGGTGTGTTGCAATTGAATCAGTAGTAGCACCTCCCGACACAAAACTTGCGCGAGAAATTAACATGGAAGCTAGTAGACCTGTAGCAGCAACAGTGCTGATTGGGTCAGTACCAGATTTACTAGCAGCAGTTCCAGCAGTAGCGGCAACAGAGCCGATAGTTGCCTGTTGAAAACCACATAGATATCCTAGTACATCCATGTCAAACTGATCTTTCAGGCGATACCCTGCACGATCACTTGCCATTGATTCAAAGTTCACATGAGAATGTGCTTCTTCAATGTCGTCAATTTTAAAAGCAAAATAGTTTGCTTTATCGACAACTAGTGTGAAATCTTCGTCATCGAGATCCTGTGGAGTTACTTGAGTTCCACGAGCATACTCTTTAACTGTGATTTCTGGTTCTTTGATAATACGCACAGTATCACCAAAGTTAGAAATTTCGCCAAAGTAGTCACTATTTGTAACGTCTTCAACGATGCTAGTCTTACGGAAAGCTGATTGTACCTTCTTACTGTAAATTACAGGAGAGAAGTTACCATTAGGTAGGTTTCCATAACCAGCAGCAGTCTTAAAAGCCATCGGTTATCTCCTTTCGGCTATCGAAACGAGCCAACTATTGACAATTCAAGGCTACATCTTTAGGGTGAGGAAAACCTGGCCTAATGAGTGTAGGTAGTTGAAACTTCTCAGTTAGCATCAACAGGAGGTAGTCTTATTGCTAAGAGGCTCCGAACACTAGCAAAACTAAGCTAGTTCTAAGTAATATACAAAGTATATCACATTTTAATTAATTTGTCAAGACTTTTTTTTATCTTGCACCTGCGGTTAAATCATATACGAATGTGCCGTTTGCAATTGATTCTGAAATAGCCTCTTCGTATTTATCCCAATCTCTAGAGCTAAGATTTTTAACGCGAGATTCTGACCACACGTTTCTATTTTCTGTTTTAGGTTCTTCTGCCCTAGAAGATCTTTTAATAGATTTAGCAGCTTCTTTTTTTTCTGATTTAGCAGTAGGCTTACTGGTTTCTAATTTAAATAGATCTATTGCTTTAGCAGCAGCTAAATGATCTGTATCATTTTCATATAATGCAGATTGTATCCATTTAGGCTGTTCTGATACCCATCCGTGAAACTCTTCGCTAAGACGTAAATCTTCAAAATCTGGATGAAGTTTAGAAAGTTCTGTTTCAGCTTTTTCTATTTTAACTTTCGTTTGCATTTCATCTACATATTTTAATTTTTCGTCTACATCCTTTCTAGCTTCTATCGCTTTTTTTGTAGCAATAGTTTCTACTATCTTTGCAACATCTGGATATTTTTCAGCCCATTCGTCTAACTCTTCATCTGTTTTAGGTAGCTTAACTTGTTTTTTTGTTAATCCCTCTACCTGAGACTGTAGTTTACGTATTTCTGTTTCGTGTGTAGTTTGAATACTTTGAACGTGTCTACGTAAATCTCCATATCTTTTTTTAAAGGTTTTTTCTTCTGCATTAAGATTTTCATCTTCGTTAGCTTTAACTTTTTCGTCTTCTTCTGTTTTATTTCTTTCTGCTTCTAGTTCTTCAATTTCTTTTTCTTCATCTTCAATACTCTTTTTTACATAACGCATTGGTTGTGTTTTTACTTCTTGTACTACTTGCATTTTATTTTACTTTCTTTTCGGGGGCATCTAGTAGCTTTTCACCATGAAAAGGGTAGAAGGTAGCCCTAACATATAGATTACGTAACGTAACCTACTCCTTCGACATATTGGCCTTCGCCCATTATTCCTGACCTTGGGCCTTTAAGTCTTTTTAATCTTTCTTCTCTAGAATCATAATGAGTTGTTCCTTGTCTTCCTCCAGCTAAAGCACTAATACCTTTATTAACTATACCAGCTTCTGCTGGTGCATCTAAATCAAATTTTTCTAAAAATTTTAATGCTTCTTGATCTTCTTTTTTATTACTAGCTGCAAGTTTATCTAAATCAGCATTAATAACAGTTTGTATTTGATCATTCTGTTGAAAATTACTTGGATCTAATTCTTCTCCAAAATTGTCTACTTCGTTAAAAAATACTTTTTTAAATATATCTCTATTTGTAGCACCTTCAGGTATATCAGAAGATTTTAATCCTTCTCTTAATATTCTACGTTTGTCTGATAATGCATCTAAGCCGCTTTTTAATTGTTCATTTATTTGTAACCCAAGTCCTCCTGATGCTCCTGATACAATGTTTTCTCTGCCTTTGTTATAATCCTGCATTACAAACGCATAATCTTCACTATCAACTCCTGCTTTATCTAATAACTGTCTTACTTCTTTGTCATTTCTATAAGCATTTGATCCTTTTCCACCTCCTGCATTAGGATCATAAACATATGAAGATCGTTTTTTTCTTGTTTGTAACTTTGGTCCTTCTAATACAGGATTATTTTTATATAAATAGTTTTCACTTCTTATATCACCAAAGTCTTCTGCTAAATCTGGCATATCTTTAAATGGATTTCCTAGTATATCTGCTCTTATTTCTTCATATGTTTTAGGTTTCTCTATCTCTTCTGATTCATCCCCCATTTGCATATCACCTGCTACAGTTCCTACACCAGCTATGTTGTAGTCTACTTCACCACCAGTATTAAACCTTGCCATTAGACCGCCTGATTGTAGTTCTGCTCCACCACCTACACCTTCATCGTGACCTTCTTCTGCATCATCTTCGCTAGTATCGTATCCACCACCAACATCATCTTCATCACCAGGATCTACTTCTCTTGAAACATCATATCCAACAGTCATAGATCTGTCATCTAACTCAGACTGAGTACCTGGTCCTCCAATAGTCTCACTTACTAAATCCATAATTGATTGACCTAAACTCCAACCACCACTAGCTGTACCTCCTAAAGCATCTTGTTCTGCTGGATCTTCTCCTTGATCACCTGGTCCTGGTTCAAAATTAGAAAACCCACCAATTAAACCTTTATCTACATTAACATCTCCTTTAGGAGTTTTAATTTTTATTACCCCTACATCAGGATCAAATATAGTTTCAAAGCCTACAGGATTACGTTCATTAGCTATGTCTGCTCTAATTTTTAATGCTTCATCATCTAATGTTCTATCTATTCTATTTATTTCTCCACCTTCTGCCATTTCTGGTGGACACATCATACCTTTAGGTTTAGCTGCAATAATCAAAGTTTCAGATACAGCTTCTCCTTTAGGTTCTATAAATTTCATCTCTTTGTCATCTTCTTCAGGTTTACCATTCTCATCAACATTCTGGATCATACCTAGATCCTCCATCTGCTGTATTTCATGTAATACCTTCTGATGCATATCCATAATACGCTCTAGTCCTAAATATCTTACTACATTAGCAGGTAATACGTATTCACCTTCTGACAGCATTGCAGGTATATCATCTGCTACCTCTTCAGGTTTAGCCCCTGGAGGTGGATCACTTTTTTCACCTTTATGCTTTACAAAATCAGCTTCTTTCACAGAACCGCCCTCCTTTAAATTTAGATCGTCTACTTCAAATCCTTCATCATATGAAACATCACCTAAAGTTTCAAAAAATCTGGTAAATATATCATCACCTGTTGGTGTGTCATCTATATCCGCTGCAGATACCTGCATATCACCCATAGGTTCTGCATCAAAATCAGGATCACCTGTAGCCATAGTATCGTCTCTAGATTCCATTTCAATACCTGGAATATACTCGTCATCTTCAAATCCTGTAGTAGTGTCTGGCTTTTCTCCAGCAACTCTTGTACCTTCTTCCGTAGCTTTTTTCATTCTTTCTTTATATTCTTTTTCTTCTTTTGCTGAACGAATAGGTTTACTTCCAGGTGCTTCGCTAAGATCTCCAAAATCTAAAGCAGCCATTTGATCATCTACTGTAGGTTTTTCTCTTGGTAAAGGTACTGTTTCTACTTCTTCTACTTCTTCTACATCTTCTACTTCTTCAGTAGGCATAGGTGCTACACCTGTTAAATTTCTATCTCTAGGTGTTATAGCTTGAGGTGGTAAATCTCTTCGTGTTCTAGGATTTTCTTCATCACCAGGATCTACTTCTTCTTTTGGATCAATTTCACCTGTTGGTGTACTGTCCATTAGCATTCGCTCAGTTTCATCTATATTTTGTTCTACAAAATTTTGAGCTAATTCTACATCACCTGGCAGCACATCTACTTTATCTAAACCATATTCAGCAACATCATTAGGATTTGAAATAACTCCTAACATAGTAGCTAATTTACCTACTCTATTGTCTAATCCTTTATCTGTTTTACCTTTTATAACTCTTCTAGATTCTTTTATTACATCATATAATGTATCTTCATTTTTATCTAACATATACGTATTAGATGCTTTTATTAATTTTTCAAACACTTCACCAGTATTAAACATAGCATCAATAACTAGTGTTTTAAAATTATCTGATAAATTTAAATATTCTTTTCCTACTTTTGAATTTTTAGATAATTGTTTATCTATATCATTTGATATTTTAGTAGCGACTTCTTTTGCTTGATCAGTAGTTAAATCATTTAAATTATAACCTAAACTTTTAGCAGCTTTTTTATTTCTATTAGTAGCTTTTAAATTTTTATCTGGATCATTTACAATACCATATGGTAAAGTTGTAATCTTTCCTAAATCTTCATGCTTTACAGTACCTTCTAAAATAGGTAATGTTTTTATATGTAATTCTACTGCTCTACCCATATCAAGTTCCTTTAGCTGCTGTCTGTACTTCTACACGCATAGTTTCCATACGCTTTATTGCATGAAGTTGCCCCTGCGCTCTGTATATATCTACTTCGTCTTCACTTTGTTCTAATATACGATAAGCATCTTCTTTTTTAGTGTTAAGATATATTAAAAGCAATTCTTCAAAATCAGGAGAATTTACTAAAGGAAGTAGTTCTTTAGCTGTTTTGCTATCAAGCATTACCTGCACCACCCTGTTGTAGCATAGCCATTATTTCAGGAGGTATTTGTTCTCCACCTCCCTGACCTTGTGGAGCTTGGGCTTGCTGCTGCTGTTGTTGCGTACCTGCATTAGGACCGCCGCCTGTAGCAAATCCCTGTTCTCCTGGTGCTGGTGCTTGACCAGTTCCTATATTACCTCCTCCTGCTCCTGTAGGATCTTGTGCAGGTTGTGGATTTTCTTCAACTATTTGCTGCTGCATCTGCTGCAATAGTATAGCTTGTCTAAATGCTTCTTCAGGATTGTTTGTTACCTTATCTACATCAAGATCCATAGTTGCAGCTATCTCACGCATAATATATGGAAACTTAGCAAACGGTGCTAATACAGGACTGCTTGCAATCTGTAGGAAACTAATAAGACGCTGCGACCTGACTTCATTCTTCATAAAGCTTTCTGTGCCTCTAGCTCTAATTTCTAGATCGCCTCTTATTTCTGGATCAAAGTCAAACTGCATATTAAATGCAAATAATGCCTCACCCATTGGACGCAGCATATAATCATCCATATTCTTAATTACGGTACGTATGGCATTACTGGCTGCACCCATGAGCATAGATATACCTGATGCAGTTCTGCCTGTACCCTGCACACCTGTCTGTCCATACGAATACGATGGCAGTCCTGATGACTCATCTGACAGTACTCTTGCCTTATCAAACAGCATCATATTTTCACTTGATACGTTTGGAAACTTAGTACCAAATATAGCTTGACCTGGCGCACCACCCTGTCTTCTGAATATTTTTCCAGGATATACAGTTAAATCCTGTCCTGGTGCTAAATTAGTTTCATCTACTTCAATCAGCAGATTACCAGAAAGTACAGCATTATCTACTGCTAGTCTCATAAATCCATTCATTAATGTTTGGGTATCGTCCATATTTTCTGCTAGACCTACACCAAAAAAACTATATGGATTAATTTCGTATGGACTTGCAACATATGGAATACGCTTTGGTACAAATGGATTTATAACTAGTCTAAGTATCTGATTGTTGCATACCCAACAGTTAATTTGTATTTCATCATCATTAATTTGATTTTCTGGTATTTCTAAACCTTGGGTTTCAGCTATTTCTTTATCTATAGTACCCCAAAATTCCAGTACTTCAAAACGCTCTACATCTCCACCATAACTAGCAAAACCTTCTCCACCAAAATCTGAAGCGGTTTCATTATCTGTTAAACTATCTTCCCACCATTCACGGTCATAATCTTCACCTTCTTTAATAGCTTCTTCAATAGATTTAGCTCTAAAAAATGGACGTTTCTTTAATGCTCTAAGCTGTGATCTGGTTAGTCTGTGACGTTCAACAACATATACGCAGTCTTCTATATTATATGCATCTGGATCAGGATAAAAATCCCACACAGAAGTATATTCTACTTTAGGTACAGTCTTAACTACAGGATCATATGTACCGTCATCTTCCCAATTCGGATATTCTTTATCAAAAGCAAACGGACCTTTCATAACAGCAGTACCAAATAAAACACATTCAAATACAGAAAAACGCAAATGCTTAGTGGCTGCTGATTCTTCTAACTGGTCTTTAATTTTCTTTTCCATTTTCTTTGCTGCAATTGTAGCAGGATGGAAAGTAATGGCTGACTGTGTTTGACCTGGCCCTTCTTTAAGCCCTTCTAAATCTTTTAATTTTTCTTCCATCGCACCCAGTTTTTCAGTTAATATTTCTGAAGTATCACCAGGTTCTAGATCACTGCCGTCACCAGGAAAACCATAAATACTTTTAAACTCTTCAAAAGCTTTTTCCTGTTCTTCTTCTTTTGGATCTATATGCACACTTTCGTATACACCTTCAGGAAGTGTAGTTGGTTCTACGCCAATAGGAAATCTATTCTGACTAAATAAAACATCTATAATCTGACCGTATGCTGCAAGTACTTTAGTTTTAGTTACTTTAATAAATACACGAGATTTTTCAGTTTCTGTAAATTGAACGTCAGGACCATACATACCTCTATAGTTTCTATATGCTTGTATCCATCTTTCCTCGTCAGTATATCTGCCGTTTTTAGCTCTTTCAAATCGTGCTTTTACATAACTAACTAAATTAATATATGAATCTTCTTCAGTATCTTTGTCTTCTAATACAACTAAATCGTTATCGTCTGCCATTATGCTTTCCTTTTAGGCTGCTTTTTTCTATTTGCTTTTTTATTTATAACAGAAAGATTGCTTGGGCGGTTGTCTCTTGGGTTGCCGTTTTTGTGATGTACTTCTTTTCCTTTTCCTGGCTTCATTAAACGATTAGCTTGATTTCGTTTAGCCCGATCAAGCTTACCTTTTTTTGTGCCGTGTGTTGCTTTGTATTCTTTTTTATAATTTCTTGGCTTGCTCATTTAATATCCAAATACTGCATCAGAAGGATTATACTTGTGTTTTGGAGTATTCTGATATGCTATTCTTATATTAGTAGGTCTAGACATTACCATATATCTTAGTGCATCATACAAATGATCTTCAGCCTTAGTATCAACATCTTCAGGATTGCGTGAATCTACTGGTAAAGCTGCAAGCTGACTTATAAGATTTCTACAGTTCTGCATTATAACTAGTCCTGGTTCTTCAGTTTCTTTATCAATCATAAATCTTTTATGCAGTTCAATCTTACCTGCAACTCTAGATCCTGGAGATCTGTCTGACGGTCTAAATCTGCATCCTTCTTTATTTAATGTTTCTGCGATTGACGGTCCTGCATCACCTCGTTTAGCCCAACATGAGCTATCCAGCAGTGCATCCTGTATTCTACCATCCCCTTCTTCTACTTCTATAATCATTTGACCTAACTTATCAGCAGTCAGACGATTAACATACAACTCTCTATATATCCACAAACACCCATCAAAATCAACAGCCCCCCATAAAATAGCAGAGTGGGCAGCGTATCCGAAATCTGCTGATCTAATTTTTGTCCAGCCATTCGGAATTTCAAAACTTTCACACGTATGCACCGTCTTATCAAATTCAGGAAACGCACCTTCTTCAATTACATCCCAATCACCGTATAAGAACTGCTTCCTCTTAACTTCAGGCAAAGAAGCAAGCATTGCAACATAACTAGAATCCTGTGTCAAGTATGGATTATCCCAAACTGACGCTGAAATAAACTTTCTGGTTATCTCGCTGGTTAATGTTTTTCCATTTAATTCATACTCTATTTTCTCAGTTACCTTAGTATTTGGTTCAGCAGGTTCTATAAACATCTTCTTAACCCATGCTGATCCTATATTACCAGGGTTTCCTGTTGCCCTCATATGAAGAGGAATACTAGGATCTGTAGTACGCAGAGACGATCTTAAAAAGTGCCAGACATCAGGATTTGCATACTGCGGTAACTCATCTACT